CTTTAGAACAAGCTCCTAAAGCTATAAAAGATGCTATAAAACAAGGGTCACAGATAATATTTAAATCTAATGCTGGCCCACAAGAAGAGTTTTTAGCTGCACCTGAAAAGGAAGTTCTCTACGGAGGAGCAGCAGGAGGGGGAAAATCATATGCAATGTTGGTTGATCTTCTTAGGTTCGCTTCCAATGGTAATCACAGGGCTTTACTTCTCAGGCGTACTCTGGGCGAACTAACCGAGCTTATAGATCAATCTAGAAAGATATACCCAAGAGCTTTTCCAGGCTCTAAATTTAAAGAATCGAAGTCAACATGGGCATTTCCTTCTGGAGCTACGGCTACTTTCTCATATGTAGATAAAGATTCAGACGTTACTAGATATCAAGGGCAAAGTTTTACATGGATAGGTATAGATGAACTAGGACATTATCCTACACCTTATGTATGGAACTACCTCAGATCTAGGCTGAGAACTACCGATCCAGATATAGAAACGTACATGAGAGCAAGTGCTAACCCAGGAGGAATGGGCGGTTGGTGGATAAAAAAGATGTTTATCGACCCTACGATACCAAATCAACCCTTTTGGGCTACGGATGTAGATACTGGTGCAGTATTAAAGTATGGCCCTTCTCATGCTAGAGCAGGACAACCTTTATTTCAACGAAAGTTCATTCCTGCTAGATTGACAGACAATCCATACCTGATGCACTCAGGAGAGTACGAAGCTATGTTGCTTTCTCTGCCAGAGGTAGAGCGTAGAAGATTGCTAGAGGGTGATTGGGACGTTGCAGAAGGTGCTGCTTTTTCAGAGTTTGACAGGTCTGTACATGTTGTAGAACCTTTTGAAGTACCTACTAACTGGCCTAGAATAAGAGCAGCAGATTACGGATTTAGTTCTCCTTCCTGTGTTCTTTGGGCAGCGATAGATTGGGATAGTAATATATGGGTCTATCGGGAGTTGTATAAAAAAGGACTAACAGGAGAAGATTTAGGAGATTTGATCGTACAACTAGAAGCTTTAGACCCTCCTATGCAGATATCTGTACTTGATAAGTCTTGCTGGTCTAAAACTGGCATAGGGCCGAGTATAGCAGAAACGATGATGACAAAAGGAGTTAGATGGGTTCCTTCTGACTCTAATAGAATGGCTGGTAAAATAGAAGTACACCGAAGATTAAAGATGGACGATATAACAGGTCAGCCTAGACTTAGAATAGCTTCTACCTGTACAAATTTAATAAGAACTCTGCCTACATTACCTTTGTCAAAAACCAACTCAGAAGATGTAGACACAAAAGCGGAAGATCATGCGTATGATGCTCTTAGATACATGGTTATGATGCGAAGATTGAACTATAATTTAGAAAGCTTTTCTCGTAGAATAAAAGATAAACCAATGGAAATGGCAGATGCCGTTTTTGGATATTAATAAAATTAACATCAATATTAAAGGAGATTAAAATGCCATACGGTTATAAATACCCAGGAATGAAAGAGATGATGGGTAAAGTTAAACAGGGAGATTTAAATAATGTTCCAGATGGAAAGTTGTTTCGGATGCCTTTGGAAAAGAAGGTTCTAGCCGAGCCAGATCAAAGCCAATTTTCAGACCAGTCAAATTCTAAACCAGCTAATAGACATGTGGATGGTTCTATTGACCGTTTGCATGGAGACTACTCACTTCAGAAAGATTTTTCATAGATAAGGAAAAGGGCATATGCCACCTGATGATATAGAATTAGATGAGCCTATCGAACTAGATCCTGATGAAGTATCGAATCTTGCAGGAGTTATAAAAAGTAAATTTACAGATGCTGAAGAAGGTAAACGGGCAGATGAACTGCGTTGGTTAAATGCGTATAAAAATTATCGTGGAATAACAGACGCATCTTCACAGTATAGATCTTCTGAAAAGTCAAAAGTATTTTTAAAAATTACAAAAGTAAAAGTGCTTGCTGCCTATGGTCAGTTGACCGATATTCTTTTTGCAAATAAAAAATTTCCTATAACTATAGAACCTACTCCTGTACCTGAAGGTGTGGCTGAGTTTGCTCATTTAAATATGCAACAACAGCAGCCTACAGGCCCAGAAGGTTTCGAAGGAGATGGCAAGGAACTATTACCTGGAGCATTAGAAGCTACAGGAACGAGTAACAATCCTATGCTTGCAGGATTAACTGCTAAGTTCGGGCAGTCAGATAACCTTGTTCCAGGCCCAGGCTATATGGGAGAACCCCAGATAAAACCAGCAGCCGAGACAGCTAGAAAAATGGAAAAGGTCATAATGGATCAGCTTCTAGATACTTCTGCTGTAAATGTTCTACGCCATGCTATTTTTGAATGTTCTTTACTTGGAACTGGTATTATAAAAGGCCCATTTAACTATAGTAAAAAAGTACACCGTTGGAGAGGCACTGGAGATGATAAAGAATATGATCCTTACGAAAGAACTGTTCCTAGAATAGAAGCAGTTAGCTGTTGGGATTTTTATCCCGATCCTAGTGCTACAAACATAGAAGATTGTGAGTATGTAATTCAACGGCATAGAATGAACAGGGAGCAGGTTCGAGATCTTATAAACAGGCCGTACTTTGATGAAAAACGGCTAGAATTATGTTTAGAACAGGGGCCGAATTATGAAGAGAGGCATTTTGAACCTACTATTCGTTCAGATAATGATCCTATTAATGATAGCAATAGGTTCGAACTCTTAGAATATTGGGGTATTTTAGATTCTACTTTAGCGGAAGAAGCTGGTATAGAATTACCAGCAAGTATGTCCAGTATGACATCTGTACAAGTAAATGTATGGGTTTGCTCTGGCATGGTAATTCGAGCAGTTGTAAATCCTTTTACCCCTATGCGTATTCCTTATCAGGCATTTCCTTATGAATTAAATCCCTATCAATTCTTTGGTGTAGGCGTAGCAGAGAACATGGAAGATGCTCAACTTCTTATGAATGGTCATATGAGAATGGGTATAGATAACCTAGCTCTTGCTGGAAACTTAATATTTGATGTAGATGAAGCACAGTTAGTACCAGGACAATCTATGGATGTATATCCTGGCAAAATATTCAGGAGACAGACAGGTGTAACTGGTACTGCTATAAATGGCCTTAAATTTCCTAACACAGCACCTGAAAACTTACAGATGTATCAAGTAGCCCGTCAGTTGGCAGACGAGGAAACTGGTATTCCAAGTATTGTACACGGTCAAACAGGTGTAACTGGCACAGGTAGAACAGCATCTGGTTTATCCATGCTTCTAGGTTCTGCTGGCCTTTCTATTAAGACTGTGATTAAAAATATTGATGATTACTTACTCAAGCCTATGGGAGAGGCATATTTTCAATGGAACATGCAATTTAATGATTTAGATATAGAAATTGTAGGAGATTTGGAAATTAAACCCAAGGGAGTAGCTGCTGTGATGCAGAAAGAGGTCAGATCTCAACGATTGACTACACTTTTACAGACTGTAAGCAACCCAATGCTAGCACCCTTTATTAAAATTCCAAACTTAATAAGAGAGATAGCCGTGTCACAGGATATAGATCCAGATGAACTGGTAAATGATCCTAACGAAGCTGCTATCTTTGCTGATATATTGAAAGGAATGGTAAATGAACAAGGAACAGGCGAAGCTCCTGCTGCCACTGGTCAACAACAGGCAGGGATGGAAGGGGCTGGAGGAGTACCTGCAGGGGCTAATCCACAGGATGCAACAGCAACTGGTGGTGGAACAATCGGAGTTGGAAGTACGCCGACTCCAGGGGAAGCTGGCTTTACTGCAAATACTGGTCAAACTCAAGAAGTCGGTTAATGATACGATAGAGGTAGAAAAGAAAAATGGCAACGATAGCTCCACTTCCAATTAGTTTTAATCCTAATGATTTTACTAGTGACTTTTTAATAAGTGCTGTTGGTAATTATAACAGTTTATCTAGTACGGAACGCTCTTTATATTCAGATGATTTATCTTTCGAGCCTTTAAAACTAGATACAGCAAATTTTGATAGCTCAATGTCAAACCCAGGATTTATAAATTTTATAACTGGGAGAAAAGCTTTCGGGCCTACAGTATATGTAGATGAAGCATCTGAAAAACGAGCACAGCAAGGAAATGTGCCTAGTGCTTCAGAACTTGCAAGAAGATTGCGTGAACGTACTCCTATGTTTCGTGAGGGAGAATCTATCCCATCTTATGATCCAGCTTCAGGCTTAACAGCCCAACAATTCTGGAGCCAGTACCCTTCATTAATGTATGCAGGGCAAGGTTTAAAAGGTACTATATTTGGAGTTGATAATAAAGAACAGGCTGAAGTTAACGAAAGTCCAAATGTACGTCCTAGCTATCAACAACCTAAAGATACTACTCCTATTGGTCTTGGAGTTGCTTCTGGATCATCAGAGGCTTCTCTACGATCATCACTTAGTAATTTAACACATATGAATGTAAAAGATTTACAAACGCATAAAGCTATTGGTGATCTTTTTGGATTGGATACGACAACAGAACAGGGTTTAATAGATATTAAAACTCAAATGGATAAATATGGAAAAATAGACTTAACTGGTAAAACACCAGATACTGGACAAGCAGCACCCACTGGTTCATTTGCTCCAAGTGGTTTTGCAGAAGGAGTTGATCCTAATCCTTATGGCGGTTCAAGTGGTACTAGTAGTGGTAGTACTGGCCCTGCTCCAGCAGGTAATCCAACAGGTGGGGGAGTCGGCGTTTCAGTAGGATTTTGTTTTGTAACTGGAACTAAAATGACGATGGGTGATGGAAGTAAAATTGAAGTTGAAAATGTTAAATTATTAGATGAATTATTAGGATCAGATAGAAAAATTAATACTGTCATAGAGGTACATCATAAACTTCTTGGAAATAGAAAAATTGTGTCTATAAATGGCAGTAAATTTTTCTGTACTGAAGATCATCCATTTAAAACTAAAAATGGCTGGCAAGCGGTCAATAGTATCATGTGTACAGAATTATATCCTGATTTAGACATTCTTAACACTGATCTTGCAATTGGGGATACAGTAGAAACTGAAGATGGCGATATTATTGTAGAAAAAATAGATACAAAAGAAGTTCCAGTAGATACACAGATATGGAATTTCGTAATGAATAATGATCATACATATGTTGCAGAAGGTTTTGTAATGCATAATAAGAAAGAGGGTGGAAGAGTCCACGGTTTCATCAATAATTAAAATATAAAATAGATTGAATAGGAAATAGTAGTGCCAAATTTAACAAAACAAATGAATAATATGCAACAAAATTACCAACAGGGAAATAGAGTTACTCTAACTTCTGGTAATAACCTTTCTAGTATTGAAAGAGCTATAGTAAACAGTATACAAGGAGATACTGCAAATGTAAAAGTGTTGCGTAGTTCAGAAGGGCAATTCTTAGGAGCAGTAGACTTAAACGATACAACTAAACATGTAATTTCAAGTATGGATGATCTAGATGTAAGTTTAGGAATTATAAAACCTTACGAAATGGCAATGATGAGAGATCCTAGACAAGCAGGACAACTCAATAGAAAAAGAAACTGGAACAACCGTAGTAACATTTTAAATTCTATTTATCAATCACAGTTTGCTAGACCAGAACCTGTATCAGATGATCAAAGAACTAGAGAACTTTTTGCAAAACAGGAAAAAGGACAACAGTTAGATTTAGAACAAGAAGGACAGTATCGTGCTGGTATGCAAAGAGATCCAGTAGAACTTGAAGATACTAGACCCGTAGTTGGAGAAACAGTAGGTGGTGCTGGAACAAGATACACTTATGAAGGAGTTAGATATCCTGAAGATCAGAGGCCAATGGGGTTTGTTCCTCCTGCAAGACGAGATGGATATCCTAGTGCTCCTCCTGAAACACCTTACAGATCAAGAGAACAGGATTTAGAAGAAGAAGGAGCTTTTGATAGAGAAGCATTTCGTAGTAAAAGTTTTTCTAATGAAGAAAGAGCTAGAATACTAGAAGGTATTGAACGAAGAAAAGATAGAACACCCAGACCAGAAATAGAATATATACCTTATAAATCTCCTACTGAAGAAATATTAGAAAGAAGGGCAGAAGGAAATACATTTGTAACCGATCCTGATGATCCTGATAATATTACAGTTGAAAGAATACCTGCACCCGTACTAACATTAAAAGATAAACCTTTAAATATGCTTGATTCTGAAAGATTGTCAGAACCTTCTAGAAGAGAAGCTTTTGTACAAGATACGGGTACTAGCCAAATGGTATCTGAAGGTAGGCCATCTGGAGTTAGCACTGAAAAATTTGTAGAACAACCACCTGAAGGTATGCCATCTGGAGTTAGTACTGAAAGACCTTTTGTCAGGGAACCTTCAGTAGATGTTACAGAAGAAAGATCTCCAGATCCCAATCTAGACATATCTAAAAACCCTGGAAATGTAAGATACGTTGAAGGTGTAGACTTTGCAGGGGGAACAGGGAAAGACGATTCTGGTTTTGCTACATTTGATAGTGACGAAGCTGGATTAAGAGTTTTATTTATGACTTTACAACAGGGTAGATACAGGGATAAAACTATAGCAGAAATAGCAAATACTTATTCTCCTCCCAATGAAAATACTGCAGAAGATATTCAAGGCAAAATAAATGTTATTACTCAAGAACTTGCTAGATTTGGTATTACAGGTGCTGATAGTAAAGTAGATGTAAATGATCCAGAAATTCTAGAAGCTTTAGCAAGAGCAATTATAAAATCGGAAAAAACACCAGAAGAAACAGAATATTATTTAAATCTTCCGCAAAATATTTGGGATAGAGCACAACGAGACTCTACTAGAGATATGCAAGCAGGAGGTGTTATATCGTTTGTACAACCAAAAAAATTTACTCCTCAAGAACAGAGATATTTAGATTTTCATAGAAAAAATTTAGATGAAGGTCTAGGCAGAGAAAATCCTGACGGTAGTATGACAACTATCTTGGGCAAAATTATATCAGATCAGGAAGGTACAGCGTATTTAATACCAGGATATAATCCTAGTAATAAAAAAAATATGACAGACCAAGAAGCTTGGGATCGTGCTAATGAAATAGGGTTAGAAAATTTTCCATCAGCAGCAAGTGTAGATCTTATGAGAGCTACAGAAAAGGAATTAAAAGAAGTAATAAATCAAGATATGGAAGATTATCGTAAGAACATGCAAGCAGGGGGGGAAGTTCCTCAGATAAACAAATCGGGCCTTATACAAGGAGAAGGAGGGCCGACTAGCGATAGTATCCCAATGAAAGCAGAACCAGATTCTTTTATTATAAATGCTCCTGCTGTAGAAATGGCAGGGGGCAAAAAAAAAATAGATTCTATGGTAAATAAAGTACAAAAACAACAGTCCGTTTCTGGCTTTAATCAATTTGGTAATCCTGTTACTGGAGCACAGGATATAAATGTATCAAATGGAGAGTATAAAGTATCTAAGAAAGATGCACAGAAAATAGGGTACGATACGCTTAATAATATCAACGATGCTGGCAAACCTTTTGTAGCACAATTAGATTCTAGAGGTTACGCAGAAGGAGATAGAGTTTCTGAATCTCAAGCAGAACCGATGCAAGTAAAATTCGGAGATAAAACTTTAAATGTAACCGATCAGGAAATAGAAGGACTTGCTAAACTATTATACACAGAAGATAGAGATACTGTAGCTACTGATGCTATACTAGGAGTAATTATCAACAGAATGAATATAGCTTTACATACAAAAAAAGGAAAAAGAGATTTTGCAAGTAAGAAAGATGATACACCTGTTAGTCTTATGAATATAATGGCATACCCAAATGCTTTTGAACCTGTTTCTAGTAACCCAATTAGAAATGGAGTTTTAACCTTTGATAGAGATAATGCTAGGATTGTAGCTGATTTACAAAAAGATAAATCTGGTATACTTTCTAATTTAAAGAATTTAATAAAAAGTACTTTTAATGAAATTAATTCTAAAACGTATTCTAATCCAGCAGGAAAAGCTTTGTGGTTTCAAAACCGAAGAGATGCTAAAGGTACTGGCCTTACTGAAAATGTAGAAAATGAATACTTCAATACCTATAGTACAAGAATTATTCCACAAGAAATTGTCTCAGATCAAGGGGTCGTACCATTTCTAAAATCGACTGCTAAAGCTGCTATAGCTGTTATAGAACCAAAAGAAGTAGAATTTTACGAAGTCAATCCCGATAAGAAAAAAGTTGCTGCATCTAAAAAAATTGACTTTAATTCTTCTTACGACAGAGATTTTTATAATAAAGCTAAAGAACTCAATTATAATACATCTATCCCTCTTCCTGTATATAAACCAGAAGGATTTATGGCAACAGAGGAAGAAACCAGCCCTAGAATAAGCATAGTTCCTACTACGCAAGATCTAGGGGCTGCTGGACAGAATTTTTAATACCTTTTAAGATTAAATAATCTTAGAAGCAAATAAGATGGCTACCTGTGCAAACGGCCCCATCTTCAACAACCCTGTAGAGGCTACCCAGAGTAAAAACTGGCCCCGAAGGAGGAAAAATGACTGACAATACTACAGAAGTAGAAGAAAGTAAAGTTACTGAGCCGACCCCATACCAAGGGGAATACAAAAGGCACTTAGATGATCCAGATCCAGAATCAGAATCTGAGGACACCTCACAAGAGGCTACTCCAAAAGATGAAGGATTTTTGAATCATAAAAGTAAACCAGACCACAACTATAAAAAAAGATATGATGATTTAAAATCTCACTATGATAGGAAACTAAATGAGTGGAAGCAAGAACAAGAAACTTTACATGCACAACTA